ATTACCCATCTTACCTTTTCCTGCAGTAGGTCTTGTACCCTCTGCTTCGTTATTCAAAGCCTTATATTGTTCTATATCAGTAGGTGTACCTAATCCTTGCATCCAGTTATAGATCTCAAGATAGTTTTTCATATCTTCATCAACTCTAAATCTAACATCAAAAGGTGAATAATTTAATTTAGTTCCAGCTAAAGGGATCCTAACTAATGGATTTGGTACTTCTGTTTCTTGTAATGATACAGAAGGTAAAGATGCACTTTGGCAATAAAAGTTTACCAATGGTAACTTCTTTACTATAAATCTAAAACCTAGTGGTGATAGAAAGTTATTGTTTTCTGGTTGTGTATCAAATGCGCTCATAATACTATTTATCTGTTTTTTAGGCAAAAAAAAAGGGGACCGAAGTCCCCTTTTAATTAGAAGTGTAATTGAAATTACATTAAGTTATTTACAATTACGAATCTGTAGTAGATGTTCTTCTTAGCGAAAGCAATTGCACCATCAGCATTTGAAGTTGCAAACGGATTAGCGATCATTCCATAACGAGTCTTAAACCCGATTTTTGGTTGGAATGTATTCTCGCCAACTGCTCTTACCATCTGTAGTGGAACATAAGGACAATAGAACAGACCAGCATCAAATGCAGATGATCCTTTATATCCTAATGTAAAGTATTGACTTCCAGATGCGCTTGAGAAATATGGATCTACATATACTTTGATTCTTCCGTTAAGTACACCAGCGAATGTGTTACCAGTGTCATCAACATTTAGATTCGAAGATAATGCAGGAGTGTAATCAAGAACACCAGCCATTTGAAGTGCAGAAGCAACGTCTGATCCACAGATCAATACATTACCTTTACCTCTTCTTGTAGCTTTAGCGATTTGGTTAGCTTCTCTTTCGATTTGAAAGATCATACCTTTAAATCTTTCAACTGACCATCTACCGTTACTGTCTACATCTAAGTCAAATGTACCAGCAGAAGACACATTAGTTTGTGCTCCAGCAGTAGCTGTATAGTTGATTGTTCTTACTACTTCTCTGTTAATCTCAGCTAGAATCTCAGCAGAAAGAATATTAGCAAGTTCTGATTCAGCATCCAAGCCGTGGATTGCTTTAAGATCTTGTGCTAATTCCATTGTGTATTCTGCTTTTAGAGCTCTTGATACTGCAGTAACAGAAACTTTCTCTACTGAGAAAGCCATCTCTGCAAACGAGTTAGCAGCACTGTCACCTAATGCTTCAGCTGTTGCTGTAGACATACCTTGGTGAAGTGTGTAACCAGAACCAGATGCTCTAGCTGTTGGATCGTTACCAGCTTGGTCAGATCCTGCAGAACCGTCAAGCACACCACCGAAGTTAGATGTGTTTGCAGCTTGAGAACCGATAGCTGAGTGTGAAGTATTAGCTTCGTTGAATAATGCTTCATCACCTGATTGATCTTGTAGTCTACTTCTTAAAGCAAAAATAAGACCTGTTGGACCAGTCATTGGCTGGACACCACAGATGTCATATGCGATAAGGTTAGGCATACTTCTTCTTACAAGTGAAATAAGTACTGGGTCGAATATGTCAACCGCACCATCACTAGCTGTAGATGAAGATGCTCCCATTGCGTTAGCTGGAGCCGCTTCCCCTAATAGTGAAGGCATGTTGTATCCGCCAGAACCAGAAGCAGCTTCACGAGCCGCGTTTTCTTGGTTTTCTAGTAAAGTGGCAACTACCTGACGCTTGTGTGGATCTTTAATAGGGTCAAGATCCCCATGTTCAAGGACTGGCTGCCATTTTTTCACTAGCTCTTCTGTTAAATAAGACATTTTTATGTTTTCTCCCTAATTGGTTTAAATTTTGAAAAGTCAGCCTTTTCTTTTGTTTATAATATTTATAATATACTTACTTCTTTAGAGACCTTGAGATAGCAGCTGCATAGCCAGCCATCTTAGGATCTAAAGAAGATCCTTCAGGTTTCGCCTCTTCATCAAGAGGTTCATCAGTTTCACCCACTAAATCAGCTACTTCTTTATCGTTGTCGACAGAAAAATAGCTTTCTTTAATAATTGATAGTTTCTTTTGAAACGAATCTTTATCTGCGAACTCAACGCCCTCAGCTAATGTTTGAAACTTTTCTTTTTGAGTTTCAGCAAGACCTTCAGTTACTTGATCAATAATCTTTTGTTGATCGTTCTCTTCAATTGCTTTTTTAGCTTCCATGTTCTTTTCCATTTCAGCATTCAATTGATTTTGTAACTCTTCGTTCTTACTTGCAAGCTCTTCAACTACATCAACTTTTGCTTCTGGAATATCAATGTAATGATCTTCGAAAAGACCTTTAAGACCAGACATAAAGTCTTCTGTTAGTTCAGCTTTCAAACCTTGCTCGATAGCTAGTTCGTTATCTTTAGCCCATTGTTCTACAACATAGTCTAAATAAGTATCCATTTTCTCAGATAACTCTTCTTTAATAGCTTGAGTATCTTGAGCAAAAGACTCATTAATAGTTGTCTTGTATGTTTCAATGTGCTCGTTAATTTTTGTTACTACAGCTGCTTCAAATATAGTAGCTGCTTTTTCTTTGAAGTCTTCAGAAAGATCTTCTTCTCCAAATAATGCTTTAACGTCGTCTTTAACGTCAACGTCTGCTGCAGTTACTTTATATTCTGTATCTTCCATTTTATTCTTCATAGCGTTCATTGGTTGCTTCATAGCATTCATTTTAGCCATACCTTCTGGTGTCATCATAGAAGAATACATTGTTTCGACTGTTTTTTTATTCATGCCACCCATTTTTTTCATCATGGCATTAATCATACCCATTTTGGTAGAAACTTCTTTAGCTTTCATACCAGAACCAGATGATCCTTGCTTGATTGGGTTTTTTTCTCCTTGATCTTTACTCGGACCAGGAGCTGTTTTTACTGTTGATGTTGGCTCAGGAACTTCTGAAGGGTCACCCATTGATGCCTTGAATTCATCTAGCTCCGCTGGCTGACTATCTTCAATTGCTTCCTGATCTGTTTTAAGATCTTGCTCAGACATTATTTTTCTCCTTAATTTAGTCTTGTTTTACTAATTATTTATAATATTTTAAAGTTTTGAAAGAAAATCTGTAAATATCTTCAACTTCGCTCCTTCAAGGTCAGCCTTAGAAGTTTTCTTAATCTCTTCCTTGTAATTATTTACTTGAGCTTCTCTCAAAACTCCGTTATCCCATACCCATTCCTTACCTTCCATAATACCTTCTACAAATGCATCTGGTGCACTTGGATCCGCTACTATATCAGCTGCAGTGGCTAAATGATAATCTTTTTGTACAACTTGAGATCCACCGTTTTGTTTAAGTGATCCCATTCCTCTAGAACTAACACCGAGGCTAGCTCCTTCATCCATTAAATTCTTTACTATCTTACCATATGGTGTATCCATAATCTTAGCTTCACCAATATAGTTATTACCTTCTTTTTTAAGATCAGTAATCATATGACTTACTCTTTCAAGATTAATTGTTGGACCATTTGGATGTCCTAACTCTCCATATGCTCTGTTTTTGTCAATATAACTTTCTTTATATTTTTGTACTTGTTCATCAAGAACTTGCATAGGATAAACTCTACCATTTCTATTCTTGATTTCACCTTGCATAAAGACACCTTTAATCTTATAGTCTTTTTCACCGTTTTCTTTGGCTTCTGCAATGTATTCTAGATTTTCTTCATTAACTTCGCATATAAGTTTCATCTCTACTCCTTTTTAGCAATACCAAATGCTCTTACATCTGTACCAGAATTTGTTGCTATTTTATCTGTTGACTTTTTATTGATAACGAGATACTCTCCAGCTTTTAAATAAACTTGTGCTTGACCAACTGAACCTGTTGTACCATATCTACCTCCACCATTTATCTCTGCTGCAGTATTAGATATTGTTAATGTTCTATCTGTAGTTCCAGTTGTTACCACTGCTACAGAAGTTGATTTGAATACATCAATCCCACCTGTTGTGAGTGATGCTACATTTGATAAGGGTCTATATGTATTTGACATTATTTCTTCTCCGCGAAAGCCATTGCTTTCATAAAGTCAGCTGGACTTGACATTATATCACTTGACATTGCTTTTAAACTTGGACCTTTAACCTTCATCAATGCTTTTACTAACTTACCTGCTTGTTCAGGATCAACTGACATTGTTC